CCTAGAAGAAATAACTCTCCTAATAAAGCGGCAAGATCTAGTTCTGACCAGCCAGAACCGCTGCCGCCATCAGGTTTGGGTCGTCCATCTTAATTCCTCCACAAACTTCTAGAATGCGGTTAATTGTTGGAACGTCCAAAGCGTCTTCCAAAGCATCTCTATCTTTTACAAGATCTGGTAATTGCTTTTCTAAAGCTACAGCGCATGCATCAATAAGAATTGTCAATGTCTCATCCTCATTTTTTACATCTGCTGTTTTTTGAATAACTGTCATGAACTTACGTAACTCTTTAATTGTAAGAGGTTTTAGAGTGACTTTATTGCCATTCTGAAGTTCAATTTCTTCTACGTCGTATACTTTTGTAGCCAATTTATCCTCCTTAAGGATTGTCTAAATTATTATAACATAAGGATATTAATGCTACAAGTGAAAGGCCCCCATTTCTGGGGGCCTTAATTTAATAATTAAAATTAATTATTATGCCCAAGCACGGTCAATAATCTTACCGTATTCTGAACCTGCGTGAGCTGAGTCACCAGATGGTAGAAGACGGAATGTTACTGGGAATGTGGTTGGTGTAGTACGAGCTAGCGAGAACTGTGACTGTTGAACAGAAAGAACTCGACGTGCATAATATACACGCTCTGTATTTGGTGTTGAAACTGTTGGAGCTTGTCCAATAGCAATTAGCTGACGTTCTGTTGGAGCTGCACCAAGTGCACCTGCCTCAAGACCGAGAACATCATTGCCATCTACCTCATTAAGAGTTTCCTTACCCTGACCGAAAACAACTAGAATATTTTCTAGAGTACCTTCGGACATTTCTGTTGCAATCATAACCTCCATCGCAGACTTGAAAAGCTTAGCTGTATCAAGTAGCTGATCTACAGTTACTGAATCGTATGTTGGATTATAAGTGATCTGAAGACCATTGTTTGTATAACCAACGTTACGGTATGCTGCACCCTTATCTACTGGAGATGGGGCTGATGCTGCTGTTGTAACATCAACTGCATTTAATGTGCCTACATATGAAGAAGCTGCATCAAATGCTGGAACATAGGTATTCTTATTTGCAGTAAATGCATTTAGAACGCCTGCTTCCATGCTGTCATCATATCCCACAACTGTAGAATCATCTACAGAAAGGAATAGTGGTGATGCACCAACGAGAATATTTTTAGCATTACCTGTATTTTGTGCCATGAAGTTAAACCTCCTATTTCATGAAATATAATATATATATATTGTGGCTGGCTAGGCCCTTTCCTCTATGACTAATTCTAGAGTATAATACTGCCTAAAGCAAGTTAGGCAAATCTGCCATTATTGTCTGTAATTCTAGAGTATTTAACTTCTAGTATTACGTCTGCCTCCAAAAATCCCTGAATTTCTTCTGATGGCTTTGTAGGAGATATGTCTGCTATAAATATGCTATGAAATTTAAACTTATCTGATAGGCCAGACCAATCATTTACGTCACCTGCCGAATCATCCATTCTTCTAAATTCGTCCATCATGAAATTTCGTATCTCTACTATGTCTGCCAACTCCGTGGCATATATAGTAAACAGTATCTGTTCACAGCATATTAGCCAATTGTTTTCATAGGATATACCTATCTTGTCATAGACTATATGCTTCTTCCCGCTCAAAAATTGATTCATTTCTGGCTGTTGTTGAACAGGAATTAATGGAATCATAGTCTCTTTTAAATTGTCAGAATAGTAATTATTTTGATCAAATATATTGGCAGCCTTTAATTTATTCCAAAGGTACTTTCTCAATTCAAACATAGCGTCTAGTTTATAATTAGGCATTTGCTACCCCCGAAAAAGCTGCTAGTAATGCAGCATCAGCTTGACTGGCAACAGAATTTGGAGAAAATTTATACTGAACTTTTTTAATACTAATTGGAGTATCAAGTGCTCTTGTCATTGCTGAATTAAATAATCTTTGAAATCCAGATTTCTTTATTGACATATTAACAAGGTTTCCAGTAAAGAAATGTTTATATGCAAATAGGAATGAATTTTTTGTTGCTACCCCGCCAGGTTTTGTTACCGTAACTGATTGTCCTTTTGGCATAAAAACAGTTTCTCCATCTAATTCAAATACTAATCTTTCTGAAGATCTTGGAGTAATAACAACAGTTTTGCCTTGCTCCATTACCTCTGCCTTTTTTACAAACACATGTCTATTACGAGATCCTTTTGCTGGAACAAATGATTTAGAATCTTTTAATTCATAATTAAGAGTAAATCCTAATCCCATATCAGCAATCCTATTTAGCTTAAATAATCTTGCTTCTTTAATACCCGCCTGTCCCCATTCATAAACATGATGCAAAGATCTTGGAGATACTGTTGCTTTTGAATCTATGTAGGCACCGAAATCATTTTCTATTTGATTAAATATAATATTATTAAAAGATCTTTGAAAGGCTACATTAGATGTTAGTTTTGCCATTACATTTGTTTTATAAAATATAGCAGCAGATATTTGAGCTACAGTAGAATCTTTTAATGCGCCGCTTACTGGCTGACCAGCCATTAGTTTAACTAATCCACTGGCAGCTTGCAGTGCCATTACCTCAGACGCCAATTTGCTGATTCTCCGATCTCTTTAAGGATGTGTTATATCCAACAACAGAACCAAATGGATCAGTTATTGGAGTTGATCCAACTACTTCAAATACAGTAGCAGTATCATTTGGATAGTTTAATTCAAACCATATTGGCTTACCGTCAGAATCTTTTATATTAGATATTTTTTCTCTTTGAGTTAATCTTTCAACTGTTCTAACTTCAAGATATTGCTGATTCTCATATCTATTTGAAAATACTTGTTTGTCTAAATTTCTTGTAACATTTTGAGCAACAATACCTCTAGCATAACATGGCATAGTTTTATAATACATAAACTGTCTTTTCATTACGCCAGTATCTGGATCTTGCTCTTCTTCTTGTCGATACACGTCCAATGTCATGGACATTAATCCGTCCACTAAATCAAACATTAAATAAGCACCATCTCTGTTATAACATAATCAGACAATAATTTATCTGCGTAAGCTGAACCAGTGCCAGAAAATGCATTTGAATCATATTCAAAATCCCAGTCTGTAGTAGATATTGTTTTAACATATCTATCTCTCCAGTGTCTGTCTTTTGCAAAATACATTTTCATTAATTCTTTTGCTGCTTCAGTAACATCTTCTGGAATATCGGTCCATCCGAACCTGCCCCAAACATCGTACCTAACATCTTTTCTAAATATATTTGGCATGATATCATGAATAGAAGGGGGAACCATCCCGTTTGCAATATATGTAATATTATCCAATAAGACTTCTTGATTTATTTTAATACCGTATCCACTTACTGTTGGTTCAATTAAATATCCCACATTGTTTATGTCATTTAAATTATCTATTAGAATTTCATCTTTAGCTTTTAAAGTAAATATATCTTTTATTTTATCTGATAATGGAAGCATATCTGAATCACTACCCATTACGCTAAATGTATCTTTGTATAAATAAAATTTTTGTCCCGTATAAGACTCTATCTGCATGCGAGCATATTTTTCTGCTAGCCTTAAATCATTATATGTTTTATGTGTAGGATCATTAGGGTCTATTCCTAATCCTAAATCATCTGCCGCCTCATATAAATCTACATATGGTTTAATAACATTTACTTTAGTTGTTTTTTGTTTACCGTCATACAACCACGTGGCTGTTGCTGAATATGGATAGTTAGCAGAAAATAAACCTGATGGCACTCTAACCTGATAGGCACCATCATCTACTTCTGTTTTTTCTGCATCTACTGTTATTGTTGGCAGAGTTGTGTTTCCCATTTCTGGCTCCCAATGTCTGGTAAATTGAACAGTTACCTCTTCATCAGAATTAAATGGGAGTCCTCCGTCATATAACCTTGTGGATATAAGAGGGGTGTTATTAGTATCGCTACTATTTAAATATATCTCTGCCATTTATTAGGCTTAGTTGTAGTACTCTTGTACCTCTCTTGGCGAAGCCAATCTAAACCCTTCCTCCTTGTCAAAAATTTGCTGTGCTTTTTCGCTTGGCATTGCAACAAATGGATGATCTTTAGTAAATGTAAAACCTAGAACATCATATCTGTAATTATTTCTAGTCATTCTAACAAGAACTGCATCCTTATCAACTTCTTGAGTAGGATCAAATTTTGGAAGAACTTCTACTTCTTCTTTAGAATCTTCAATATTTTTAATTGTATTTTGATATACGGACCAAGTTACGCCTTCTTCTGCCAGGGCGGCAATTACATCTGCTTTATTCTTTAGTCCTTCTGTATCTACGGCAAAATCCTCAGCAATTTGCTTTAATTCTTTTACCTTTAATGTATCAAATGACATATTGTCTCCTTAATATTAGGTCTATTAATTATAGCATTAGTAGGTTAAAAGTAAAAGCCCCCAAATTAATTTTTGGGGGCTTTTTTGCAGTTTTAATTCCTATTTAATTAGGAAGCAACCTTAACGTTCTTAACAACGACCCAAGCATCTGCTTGTTCGATTTGGCATCCAACACGAGTATACATTGTATATTCGATGGAGTCTTTCTTAGGCCAGAAGAAGCGATATACAGTAACATCACGCTTGATTCCAATAACTACGTTATTTGGGAATGTCAAGTGGATATCACCATTATCCTGATCAGCACCCTGAGTTTCCTTAAGCAAAGGAACCTCAACAATCGGAATACCGAATGCGAATGGAGCTGTAAATCCTGCTGGACCACCAAGACCTGCTGTTTCGCCACGGATAATGCTTGCTGCAATATCTTGTGGGTTAACGTTTGATATATTCTGCGAAGTAGAATATAGGTAATCTTGGATTAAATTAGAACCAGAAAGGAAGCGAAGGTCTGGACGACGTTGCTTGTACTTTCTTGGAAGTGCCTTAAGGGCATTATTGAAGACTTCACGGGAGATGTTGTCGCCTGCGGCGTCAACAACGTGACCGTTTGCCTTTGCAATCTTTACAATACCATCAAAGGCCTTGTATAGATTATCAGATCCTAGTGACGTATCACCGTTAAGAACAACGTCTTCAAGATCATTACCAGCCTGTGTTGCCATCAGACGTGCAATGTGGTCTTCTAGATCGGCACCTTCGATATTGTCTTCGAGAGACTCTGTTGAAAGTTCCCAATCAAGACGTAGCTTCTTAGTTGTAAGAGAGATCTTTGAGAACTGTACGGCAGCATTTGTGCCAGTATCAGTAGCTTCTGAAGCAAGCTTCATAAGCTTCTCACCTACGCCAATACGATCAATTTCAGTCGTGTCAGCTCGCATGCGAACTGTACGTGCTAATTTACCGACTACTGTTGCATCGAACATATAATCGAGGAATCGTGCAGACTGCTCTGGATTTAGTAGACCACCTTTACCTTCGGATCCAACGTGGATACCGTCGGTGGGATCTGCTGCTCCAGCCATGCTACCTGTAAGGGTAGCGTCAGCTGCTGCTTTAGCTAATAGTTCATTACTCATTAGTTTATTTTCACCTACCTTAATTTATCAATTCACTAACGGAACCGAGGAAAGTGCCGTTCCATTTTGATTTTTTTATTGTTACTTCCTGAGACCCGCCAAGGTCTGAGGACTTCTTAATTGCAGTCTCTGATTCGACTGCGTCCACTCTCTTTTCCACGCCGTCAATAGTATTCTTAATTGATTCTATTGCGGTAGAAAGTGCTGTATGTTTTTCTGCTAATTCTGAAATTCGAGCATCTACGCCCTTGCTAAACGTTTCAACAGTTTCTTTAATTGCTGAAACCTGAGCGGCATTTGCCTCAGAGGCCTTTTCCAAAGTCTCCGAGAAGAAGCCTTTAAGGTCGCCTAGCATTTTTGCAAAATCAGGTTCTACAACCTCTGTTGCTTCGGCTGCTGTTTCCAGAACTTCGGCAGAAGTGTTTTCTTCTGTAGAGACTACTTCTTCAGACTTTTCTACTTCAGCTACTGGTGCTTCTACTACTGCTTCAGCTTGAGCTGGAGCTTCGCTTCCTGGCACACGTAACTTTTCAACAGTCTCTTCGGTAGTTGTTGTGGTTTCTATATTTTCCACTTCATTACCTCCTTCTGCGTTTGCCTGTTTTGCAATTTTTACATCAGGCAACGTGTTTAATCTTGACTTGTGTAAATCAAGAATCTTATCTATTTCTTTTGACTTATTAACGTCATTCGATTCCACCCAACCAATAAGCTCTGTTTTCTTACCAGTAACTGGTGAAACATACTCAGCTTCTGTTGACATAAATACAGAATCGCTATCTGCACAATAAAAAATATTTTCCATTTTGACATCTGCAGCAATGCCTTTGAAAATCATTTGACCATTGACTTTTTCAATTGACAATATGTTGCATAATTCATTTGCTGGAGAATCTACTATTGATAGTTCAACAAGTGAGTAATCTTTAATAAATCGGACACTTTGTCCTGTAGACTTATTTACTTCTGTATCTGAGTCTATAATCTTTCCGCCGATTGAAAATCCTGTTAGTGTGCCATCAAGAACTTTTTCCCAAGTATCTTGTGCGCCTTTTGAAATATATGCGTCAACATATACTCCGTTATAAAATTCTTTTGTGTTTGGATCATAATATGTTTCTGGTCTAAAAGATGCAACTTTACCAACCGCCATAGGCTGATGCATTTCTCTAAGATTACCACGGAAACTTTCAAATGCTTTCATGCTTGCTTCTTGCGTAACCACATCACCAGTCTGGTCAAGGTTGTCTAGTGTTGCGAACCCTGAGACTGTTCTTTTTTCTCGGTTGACCTTCGTAAACGGAACTGATAAATTAATAACATTTCCGTTAGAAGACCAATGTGATTTTTCAATGGTCATATGTGTATATTATAGACTTCTATATATCTAAAGGCAAATAACTAGTCGAGTAGGACTACTCAACTTGTCTGCCGTCACCTTTTGCATTTCTGCCTTCCCCTGAATTATCTGGGGAATTTGCAGATCTATCCTGATCCCTTTCACGGCTTTGCATAGCCTGTGCCTTAATTTCAGCTGCCTGAGCAGCTAAATCAACTGGCTTATCTCCACCTTCACGGGGGACTAATCCCATTCTTAATCTAATTTCATTAGGAGTCATTACCTGGAATCTTAAATATCTTTCATCAATTTTAGACTGAGTATCAGCATCAGTTAAACTTAATTCATTAAATCTAATTTCTAAGGCGTCCGTCATTTCTTTAATAACTTTATTTAATTTCTTTTCTAGATTTTCTTGAGAAGGTCTGCAGACCTGCTCCTTAAATGTTTTATCTGCGTCTCTTGCTGCAGCTAAATTAATACCTGCTGGTGTACCAATTTTATTAATTGGTACCCTATGAGCCATCAATATTTCATCTCTATTTGATTGACGATAAATATTAAATGAAGACTCTTGTGCTCCCGCCTCAATTGGCTCCATTTTAAATTCAACCTTAGAATCTGGCGAATCGGCTGGAAGAGGGATATAAAGAGATCTATGATTCTTACCCCTCAATCCAACTTGGAAAAATTCTAAAAGCTTTCTTTCAGATTCTGATGAGAGCTTTGCCCCTTTAACAGTAATAATATATCTTGGTACTGCTTTATTTTCGAAATAGTCTAAGTTGTATTTTCCAGCAAATTCGTTTCCAGCCATAGCATTCTGTGCTGCTATGATATCTGGAATTCCGTAGTAGTTATTTTTTGGAGTATATTTTTTAAGGTGAATAATTTCATTGGGTCTATCAGTGGCGCCAGCAATTGGATTAGCTGTTTCTTGATCTCCGAAGTTTCGGAAGAACACTGCTTTACCGTAAAGCAACTGAACAAATCCATCTCTTAATCTTCTTACACGCATAGTCTTTGATGGAATATGTCCTATATAACCTATCTTGCCAGCAGTAGTTCTGCCTACTTCTAAATATCCATTACCTGTTGCTTCAACATCTGTATAAAATTTAATTAATGTTTCTTTGAATGTCTCTTCTTCATTACAATCTTCAAGCCATTCGTGTAAATCTTGTCTAATTCTTTCAAGCTTTCTACGGGCTCTTTCTAATTGTTTTTGATCTTCAATTCCATCGAGCAAATCATTTGTCTTTTTTGTTTCTACAAAATCAAATCCTAGTCCAACAATATTTGCAACCTTAGCATTAATTGCTGCATAATTATATGGAGATATCTCATATATTGTAGATAAATAATCTAAATTGTATTCAGGCATAACAAGATCAAATAAAGCATATCCACTAACTGCTTGTTGTATTAATAACTGTTGTGTTCCTGTTCCTTCTGTTCCCACAAACTTTTTTTGTATGTCTCTGCTTACTCTTCTTCTAACTGCAGGACTCAAACCAGCCAGCTTTAATATATCTTCACCTTCAATAGAAAAAGGATCTGGATTATTGGTAGTAGATGGAGAATTAAATTTCATCCAATCTGCTACATTAGATATTTCGACATCTTGACTAAATTTATCTTCTTCGTATTGAATCATTTATTGCCCCATTTTTTAACTTCATCTTTATATACGCCAATGTCTAATTCATCTGGAACTAAACCCAAAGCTAGTCTTGTTTTTTGGCGCTGGAACTCTTCATCGTTTATTTGTCTACTGCCTTCTAAAAATTTAGGCTTTCCTTCATCAATTCCATAACTTCTTACTGCTTGGGCCAGCAGGTTTATTCTAGACTGGTCTCCGTACATGGACTGAATTGATAGGAAGTTCTGATCATCATCGCCTATCCATCGCCCGTCTGGCATTTCCCAAACATATACTCCAAGCCTGGTTTCACCAGTCTTTATTTTTGATCCAAGCTTTTTAATTTCCATAGATTACTATTTTACCACTTTTAAGGTCTCAAGTCTAGGGTTTTGTCAAGTACTATGACAAAATTATTGGTTAATTGTGCGTTCCCATTCCAAATCATATGCCTCAACGGAAGATTCTGTCAAGGTCATAGACGAATTGGATAGGTCAAATAGGATATATACGTCACCATACCTGTATAAATTATAATTAGTTAGTGCATCTAATGCAGTAAATTGATATTCATATAATGCAATATTCTGATATAGGCCCGAAGTGCCGCCGCCGATAGAAGAACCATTCATAATAATCTCTCCAGTGATTGGCTCCATAAATGTCAAAACGACATAATTTAGATCTCCTTCGGTCAATATATCTTTAATATTGTTTTCGCCTGTCTTAGTATAATTATTTACAAATATCTCTTCTATATTTGCTCTAGCTAAATCCCCATTTGAATTCCAGGATAATAATGTAGTTCCAGCGAATACTATTGATCCCGCCTCAGAAAGGCTGTATGGGGTGTAGAAGAATTCTATAGTGTTTATGTTATCTGCAGTAGTTATTTTAAAGCTAGAGCCTGTATTGGCCTTTAAACCGTTTCTAGAGTCTCTCTG